GCAAATATTTCATTGTTTGTCACAGGTTGTTCACCAATATGTGCAAATGAAGGCCAAAAATAATCTAAATTATCATTTTTTAGAAATGTCTTAGGTATTCCCTGTTGATATGCAGTTTTAGGCATAACTGACATTACACCTATGATATATCCGTGTTCTTCACAATAATATGAGCCTGAACGGCCTGAAGAAACAGACATAGCGTGACCGGCCATATTTCCTTGTGGTAAACCATCAGTTTGACCTGTTGTATTTACAATTTCACTTATAACTACAGGTGTTTTTACTCCGGTAATATATTCTGGACGTTGTAAACGCTTATCGGATGATTTAACACCAAAATGTGTTAAAATACTTTCAATGTAACGAGTTCCACCTCTTGCATTTTTTTCCAACCATTCTTGCAATCTAAAAGCTCTACGTAAATCATTAATTGTTGTAGGTTCTACATCAAATGCTCCACCTTTTGAATAAAGACCATCGTCTAAAGGAGTAGGTAAAGGGTCAATATTAAAATATCCACCACTTGTTGAGGTAGGTGCAGCACTTAATCCATTAGTATCTCTACCAGCAACTTTTTCATAAGGAATTAATACTTGTCCTAGTGGAATATCAACTGCTTGTCCTTTTTGAGCAAAAGGTAATGAAGCAGTGAAATAATCATGTTCCCAAGCTCTTTTACGTAATGTTAATAATTCTTGTGCACGTGCATTATCAGGAAAATTACTTCCGTCTGTTAATTTATAATTAACGGGTGTAATTAAATTTTGGTCTCTATAATATTCATTGTAAATACATTGATATGCAGCTATAGGTAATGCGCTAATGTTTTCAGTTGCACTTCCAGTTGTTGGTGGTGGTACACCTAAATAATCTAATGTTTTTAATAAAGGCGCTAAATCAGGGTCTGCAATCCAATCTGCATCAATTGGTAAATAAGGTGCTACTAATTCAGTATCATTACCAGTAATAAACTTTTCCCAATTATCCCATAAAATACGATTTGGTACAAAGAAATAATGCATAGATACATCCATGCGGTGCATAACTGGTGCAATCATTGGTGCAAATCTTATTAAAGATTCACAACCTAATTCAAATTTGTCACCAGGTACACATTCTAAGGTCAATATAGGTGTAAGATTACCCATATCAGCTGATAATTTTACATCATGTGTAAGGTCAAAGACATTCTTTTTAGGTCTTTGTAACTTAATGGAATTGAATAAATTTTTTCCCATTGTTTTGTTTTTTGTTTTTAATAAATTAAAATATGGGGGTGACTAACCCCCTTTTTGTTATAGTCTAATTCCGCCGCGTGATACATAGTATGAACGGCTTACTTTACGCCTGCCATAACCGCGTTTTCGAGATGAGCGGCGATATGAGTTTCGTCTTCGCATTTTTTTGTTTTTAATTTGTGATTGAAATATTTATATAAAGCTTGTTCTACGTACTTTTTTAATAACTCTTTTTCTGAATTATCAGAAGTATTATACAACTTAATAAGTCGTAATATTTGTTCTTGTGTATAAAGTCTCATTATTTAAATAATTTTAATATGCCCATAACATCTTCAAAACCAAAATCTTTAATATCTGAAGTTCTTAATTTTGACATTTCCTCAAACATTTTCTTTATCTGAGTTTGTATTAATTCTTGCTTCATGCCTTCTGTAACTCCTTGTTTTCTTAAATTATCTCCTAATACTTTCATATTTGATAACATAATTTTTTGTATAGATAACTGAGATTCTTTTTCTAATTTAATAAATTTATTAGAAGTAAATAACTTCTCAACTTCAAGATCTATCTTTTTCTTAGTCGATTCAGCAATAGGTAATTGAGCAACTTTATTCTGTGTTTCTGCAATAGTATTTGCGATTTCAGCTTTATATTTTTCGTTTCTTAACATTACACCCTCTACTAATCCGGGTAATTGTCCTTGCAATCTTTTAATATCTAAATTTTTATAATCTGTATTACTAGCTACAAATAATGCATCTGCTTTTGTCTTTGCAATTTGAGCTTTAATAGCCTCATTTTGCAATTCCATATTACTCAGTTGTTGGTCCTGAATTTTCATCTGATTACTTTTACTTAATATGCCTTGAAAATCTCCTAACTGAGGTGCTACATAATCAGTACTTCGTACAGGTGCAGCCTCATTAGTTTGTTTATAAATAAGATTTGGATTTAGTCCAGCCTCTTTAAATCTTTGCATTTGTTGTGCAGGTGCGTTATAAGCATTTTGTCGATGCCAATCATCTAATGCATATTGTCGATTTTTTTTGTTCATGTGCACTTGTGCGCCTGTATTGAATAAGGACGCTCCTACTTGTGCGATTGTTCCCCAATCTGCCATTGTTATATTTTTTTTTGTTTATAATACACCAAATCTTTTTTTATTTGGTTTGTTCACTCGGTTGTAGTCCGCTTCGCTCCCTCCGACTCGTTCACTTACCAAATTTTTTAGATTTGGTGTCAATAAGCACTAATATATCAAGGGTTTTTAGTGCTTATTGTCTGACGCGCTACGCTTGTCTTGATAAATACGGCCATGCAAGTAAACTTGCACAGCCATATTTCTCTGTTTTTAGACCTTTTCAGGTCCATCAGATTCAATATATTGAATCTCTTCTTCCGACAGTTTTTGTTCTGTCGTTATTGTTTTGCTCTTTAAACGTTCTTCGATTTCAGCAAGTTCTTGACGAGCAGCTATTTCAAGTTCTTGCCTATCAGCTAAATCGAGTGTACGAGGGTCGATTCCATCGCCGTCTTCTCCTTCATAAATAGGGTTTTGACCTCCTCCAAGTGGTAATCCACTTGCATATCTTTTAACTAATTCCCTTATAGTTAAAGTTTGGTCTGGTATTGTTTGTGAGGGTTCCGATATCACCTCATTATCGGTAAATTCATGGGCGTTAAATATGTTTCTAATTTTCATAATTCATTGTTTTTTCTTTCTAATTCAGCTAATTTTTGCATCCTTTTAAAAGCAAAAATATGTCTTTCAGATATTACTTTTTCCTGTTCAGTAAAACTGCTGAATTCTTTAGATATTTTTAAATCTATTTCTTCACTAATTTTAACCATGTATTTGCTAATTTTATCCTTTTCTTCTTCGTTATACATTTTGTCTTTATAATATCTAGGCATTGCAATTTTTTTACCATCCTGTATTGGAACATACATGCGTTGTTCCAAATTGGTTTTATGCCATTTAATCATGGCAGGTGTTATATAATTACTACCTAAACCTTTTGACATTACACTAAATTCCTTTTTTCTATCATCATTTTGATGTAAAGGTATTTGTGACTTTTTAGACATATATTTTAAAGTATAACCAATACTAGCAGCAGAAACGCTGCCAATATGGACAGAGCCGATATTATAATTATTAAGAGCCCAAGCGCGATGAATATGTTCTTTATTAGCGTTAAAAAGAATGATGTGATAGTGGGGCCTTTTTTTTGTAGAGCCATACTCCCCCACTGCATAGTATTTGAGTTTTTCATTAGTTAATTTTCTTAATCTTTTAAAAAATTTTTGTAAATCTTTTAAATCAAGGGTCATATAACCATTATTTGTTATTGGTACATATTGTGTATCATAAGTTAGTGTTATAAAGAGAGCGGAAATACTCCGCTCTCCTTCTTTAACCAATCTAAATGACCAACCAGATGTCCTTCGTTTCTTACATGGGGGGCATTTTCCACAAGGAAATGGTATATGTTCTCCTCTAATTTGTTCTTTCTTATAGAAAGGAGTTATACACCTGCTACTCATAACTAAAACATTGGAGTACCAAATTTAGGCATTGGTCTAATTGCTTTTATCTTATTTAATACATGACAATATAAATTATCTTGATTTTCTTCAACTACTGCAAATATACGTTTTGTGGGATCACAACTTACAAATGAACCAGACAATGCTGGTTGTGTGTCAAATATTCTACCTAAATGCCAATAATCTAAAGTTGTTCTAAAATCACCAGCAACTCTTGAAGGCATATATTTATATTCTGAATATCGGGGTACATAACCAAATGTATCTTGACTATTAGAAGTATAAGCAAATATTTCATTGTTTGTCACAGGTTGTTCACCAATATGTGCAAATGAAGGCCAAAAATAATCTAAATTATCATTTTTTAGAAATGTCTTAGGTATTCCCTGTTGATATGCAGTTTTAGGCATAA